TCCTGGCTGCTTCTCTGGCGGTGATGATTATCAGGACGCGATTGAAAGCGTACGTGAAGCGATCGAGGCACACATCGAATTACTGGTTGAAGATGGCGAGACCGTACCCGAAGCAACGACCGTCGAAAACTGGCTTTCCGATCCTGAATATGCCGGTGTGGTATGGGCCCTGGTTGATGTGGATATAACGCGCCTGATGGGGAAAGCGGAAAAAATCAATGTTACGCTTCCTTCACTACTGATCCGTCGTATCGATCAGTTTGTGGCCGCACATCCAGAATACGGTAGTCGCTCTGGCTTCCTCTCCCGCGTCGCAGCAGATAAAGTTGTCGGACTACAAAAACGATAAGCCTCGAAAGAGGCTTTTGATAACAAGGTTTGTTATGAACATTTTTATTGTAAATCTTAAAAAGTCAGTAGAAAGACGGCAGAAAATGGAAGAACAGTTGCACGCCCTGGGGCTTTCAGCTGAGTTTATCGAGGCCGTAGATGGCAAACTTATGTCTGATGATGAGAGGATGCGTGTTACTGCAGATGTAAATTACGCATTTCTTCCTGGTGAGATCGGGTGCGCGTTAAGCCATCAAAAAATATATAAAAGAATCGTCGATGACGGTATCGTTCAAGCATTGATCCTTGAAGATGACGTTCTGATTGAAAACATCTTACCTGAACTTCTTAAGGGAATAAAACTAAGCAATACTACCCCTGAAATCATTTTATTAAGTAGAGTTAATAAATTTCGTAAGAAGGCTGTGCGAAGCATAACTGCCATTCATAAAATACATAAAACAGAGCAAGCCACTACCGCACACGCCTATATTATCAATAATAAAGCAGCATCATCACTTCTAAAGAATTTATACCCTGTATGGATGACATCAGACAAATGGAGTTTGTTTGAGGACTTATCCATGGCGAAAATTTACTCTGTGATTCCTTACCCTGTTCGCCTTTCCGAAGAGGCTGAAACATCAACAATAAATCCATCAAAAGGTGATTCTGAAATAAACCTAGAGAAGAGACGCATATGGGATTTACTTATGCAGCAACGACCACTGCGAGCAAAAATTCGCCACAGATATCGTCGAGCCATTACTCCGCTATTCTATAAAGTTGTCAATCAGGGTAAGGGTTAACACTTCAGGTTAATTATTTTATGCTCACAGGCCATTCGATCAATGGTGCATCGAATGGTTCTATTCTGGACAATAGCACACGGTATTTTTTCCATTCAACAAGTAAAGCTGTTTCTTCATCAGTTGCCATATCCATATCAACGGCATCCTGTAATGTTTGAATGGTTAGCGTAGCTTCCTGTATTAGCCGCTTTTTCTCACTTTCTGCGAACGCCACCGCGGCGGCGCGTTCCGCTTCCGTGTCTTTTACCCAGCCTTCGCCATTCCAACGCATGTAGTTTCCGTCAGGAGCGATGGTCGTTACGTCAGCAGGCAAATCACCGAGCCCGGTGATATAAACACGCTCGCCCGTTTCTTTGCTGTAGACCGTTTGGTTTCGGTAGTCCTCTGTCAATTCCCACGCAGTCCCGTTAAATACAGCGACCTTACCCGATGGTACCTCAGGTGGCACAATATTAGTGCAATCTGCCGGAAGTCCGGTATTCGCCGGTATATAAGCATCACCTGCGCCAATAAACTCTCGGGTATCTGCGCGAAGGTTATAAATACGGATAGTGCGATCTTTTCCTGAAAATTTGAAAGTCATTATGCAAGCCTCACAATGTAGTTATAAGCAATGTTTTTAACGGTGTTCTCTGCGTTACCGGAGGCGGTAACGGTGATGGCGTGGGTGTGTGACCCCATAACAACCGAGTGAGTATGCGAACCTACGGCCACCGTGTGAGTGTGCGCCCCGACGGCTACCGTATGCGCATGTGCGCCAGCGCTGGCCGCCGTACCCGTAACGTTGTGGGTGTGCGCTCCGGCATTAACGGTTGAGGATGAGGTGTCTACATTGCCATTGGTGTTGAAAACGTTTCGGTCAATATAAACACCGTTTCCGCCGCCACCGTTACGCCATGCTCGTTGGGCGTGGCTGTGGTCGCCTGCGCTGGCCGCCGTACCTGAAACGCTGTGCGTGTGCGCGCCGGTGCTGTTTGACGTCTTTGTACCGTAGTCAAAGGCACTAGTTGTTTTAGTCCCATAGTCAAAGGCGCTGGTTGTTTTAGTGCCGAGGTCGGTTGATGCCGCTGATGCCCCGTGTGTGTGCGATTTAATGCCGTCCTGCTCCTGTGACAGCACTGCGCGACCGCTGGCGGGTTTTCCCTTTATCGTCCATCCGCGCATATCCGGGATGACGCCTGACGGATATACCGCTGCCAGAAGCGGATAAGCCGTTTTATCAAAGGTTTGCCCCGCCATAATGGCATACCCGAACGGTGCCGCGTCAGACGGCCACGGAATCGGCGCGCCAACAGGGAATGCATCATCAGGCGTCCAGACAGTCCATGCTCCCGTGGAATACTGGCTGCGTGTATAACTCCGGGAGCTGTTATAAACCCGATAAACTTGCGTGACACCAGCATTTTTATAGACAAGCAGCGTCCCGGCGTTATTTTCAGGATAGTGCCTTGCAACTGAGGTATTGGCGTTCGCTGGTTGGTAATAAATTCCCGGCGTTTTCAGCGTATCCAAATCCTCTGTCGAAAGCCCAATAGCCTGGCCGTTGAAAATATCCTGAGAGGTTACGTTTATATCATCTGTCAGCGCACGACCATTGACCTTGCGACTGGTCGGCACGCGCTCGTTAGCGTTGTCATTCGCGGCTTTAACGGCTTTCGGCGTTGCTGCCAGCGCCTCAGACGCACTGTCGGTCGCGCTGCTGAGCTGGACCAGACCTTTACGCCCGGTAGTGGCATCCAGAACGCCAATGGCTTCACGCGAACTTTTTTGGGCTGCCTCGCCATTCGCCGCTATTTCAGCAAGATTTTTGTCGATCCGTAGAAACAGTCCATCGCCGGTTGCCACTTTAAGCTCGATGTTAGCCGTTTCTGATACCGCCAGACGATATTGCAGATTCACACTGACACCATTTTCTGGCTTCTCAATGGCGGCACAGTTCGCAACGGAATAGAGCTCACCTGCATCAGTCAGCAGTCCGACCTCCCTGACAACGAATCCGCCCACACCTGCAGCTAACACCAACTGAGCAATAAACTGGTTCTCCTGGTCTGGCGAAACCTGCAGCGCCGATATCGCGTTGCGATAGACTTCACGTACCAGCTTTGTCTGTGCCGGATCAGGCTTAACTGGCTGGCCGTTCCCGTCGCCTACCACAAAATCTTTAATAATGACGGGCTTCCCGGTCGCAGAAGACTGCGCCTCCAGCTCCTTGCCCCTGTTGGTCAGAATGCTGTAATACTTCTCTGCCATGGCTAAACTCCTGCCTCAATATCAATATCAATCCAGGCGGTGACAGCACCGCCCGTGTAATAGGTTCCCTTCGCGCCTAGATCGGCGATCACATCGATAGTGGTCAACATGCTGCGCAGGTTTTTCGATTTATCCACCTGACGGCGTATGCGCTGGTACAGGGCCTCATCGATCGCCTGTACGCTGTAGACCTCCACGCGAAAGGTATAAGGGGCTTTGCGGGGTTCATCTTCCCACCACTCCACAACGGTGGTCGGGAGGCTCACGGCACTGAGAGACCGCCGGACCGCACCGGCCGTACCGCGATGCTGATGGACATAGGCGGCATCCTTAATCACCTGCCGCTTTTCTTCTTCCGTCCAGGCGTCTTCCCATGAATCCACTGCAAACTCCCAGGCAAGCCAGGGCAGCAGATGGGCGGGGCAGGTGTCAGGATTTTTCACCTTCCGGACCATGTCTGTATCCAGCCCCGTGATCTGCCCCGTGCTGGCCTGCTCCAGAGCCCGCTCTGGATGAATGGCTGAAGGGGGAAGCAGGGATCGAAATTTATCCACTGGAGCCTCCTTTACGCGTGACGTTTATCGCGCTGCACCAGGGGGCCTGCCCGGCAGCCGCTTCCAGATCTGCCGTCGGGCTGATTAACCTGACCCGGGATACACCAGGCTGTTGCAGGGAAGAGTAGATTGCTGAAAGTGGTACGATGGCGTTAATGCGATGGGATAGCTGGGTATAGCTTGTCAGCGTGCTGATGGCATTTTCCAGCACCGTCTGTGCATCCGGACCGTCAGGGATATCGAGTTCAGCCGTGACGGCATAGCCGACAATAGTGGCACTTTTCACGCTCACAAAATCAGTCAGCGGCCTGACTTCATCGGCACTCAGTTTGTTCATCACGGTTTCGATCAGGATAATCCCGGCCTCGCCGCTACCCGTCCGCGAAAGCACATACACGTCCACCTCACCGGGTCGGTTATGGGTTTCTGGCCCGTAGGCATCCGCGTCCAGCACATTGTTATCGGCCGATTTGGCATGAAAGCGATACGCGTTACGGGCTCCGGCCGTATTCAGCTGCGCCCACGAAAGCTGGATGCGCTCCCGGAAAGCGTTATCGTCCTCATAGACAGGATCAACGGGCGGCACCGCATCCGGATCGCCTGGATTAATCACCTGGCGGGAAACGTTGAAGGCCGCGCCCAACTGGTCCAGATCCGCCCCTCTGGCGCTGGCAAGGAAGACCGCTCTTACCGCGTCGTTGACACGCTGAAACGCCAGTGTCAGCTGGTAGGCGTTGATTTCGCCCTGCTTATACGCTGGATCAGATTCCACCAGCGCATCAAATTCAGGATCCAGTTCACGCAGGCGCGCCAGCCAGCGGGTAAAAATGTCAGCGGCATCCGGTACCACAATCGCATCCGGCACCGCCAGAGCGGACAGGTTAATTACGTCATAGCTGCTTGCCATAAATCGGTATGCCTCCGGTACTGACAGGAAGATTGTTCTCTTTGTTAATCCCTTCGATATCCACCACACACCCCGTTTCGTCTGCAGGGAAAGAAACGACAACGCGCGTGACCTTCAGACGGGGTTCCCAGCGCGACAGCGCCGAGGCGGTCGCGGCGATAATGCGCAGCCGCGTAAGGTCGTCACGGGGGTTGTCCACCAGCGAAAACAGGTCACTGCCATAATCACGGACCAGCACGCGGCTGCCGACGGGCGTGGAGAGAATATCGCTGACGGACTGGCGCAGATGATCGCTGCCGGACAGGCGTTTCCCGGTCCGGCTGTTTACACCGTTCATAGTATTTTCCGTATCTGTTTGCCGGATGGCGGAGTGTTAGCCGAAGTAATCCGGGCCGGTTTTATCCTTGCTGCCGGATTTTTTGGAGGATTTCGCAGGCTTGCGAATATCAACCACCAGGTTGTACGTGTAGCTGAACCCGGCGGGCGTCAGGGAAAACACCAGTGACTCCACCACCCAGGCACGATCTTCCCGTTCGCCAAAACCGGACGTGGACACGCCGGATTCTGCCGTGAGGGGAACATGTTTCGGGCGGCACGGTCCCGTCACCGTCATTTTTTGTTCATTGCGGCGGGCCTGCGTTTTTTTCGCTTTGGCCTGCTGATCGGCGGTAGCCTTTACCGGCTGGGTGTACGGGTTAGCCATCGAGGGGCCGTCATGATCAACCGAAGTGGTTTTGGTTTTGCCGTCAGCCTCATCGTAATAACGCACGCCGATTTTTCCCGATGACTTACCGCTGCTGGCGGTGGCCTTCCCTGTCGAACTCCCCCGCTCACCTTCGTTGTATGACCAGCTTGAGACCTCTTCAGGCGTGATAACCAGTGCACCTGTCTGCTCGCCGGAGGCTTTCGCCGTCGCCCCCTGACGCATAAACAGCCAGTAACCGCCCGACGGTTTGCTCACCGCATTCCACGTACGGGCCAGGCGCGTCAGCAAATTGGCGTCGGATTCTGCCACCTGATCAACGTGATCAATATGGATATCGGCGAGCTCTGTGGCCACTTTCGGTACCAGCCCGTTTTCGGTCGCCACGGTTTTGACCAGATCCGCCAGTCGAAGGTTATCCCAGCTGCGCGTTTTCTGGCTCAGCACATCACCGGGCTGTTTCTGCGCGTTCATGGGCGCTGCTGTGGCATAAATCTCGATACGACGAGGCGGACCGCTGCTGCCCACGCCGGATACCACGAACCAGCCCTTATCCACCAGTTGGTCGTTGAAGCCCAGCGCCACGCGTAGCCGTGCGCCTTTTGTCGGTAAAGGAAGGTTTTCTGAGAGTAGCGTGATTTTCAGCTCATCCGCTTTTGCCGT